GAGAAGACCTTTAGTTTTACTTTCAAGTTTAAGTGGAAATAAAACTATTCTCCATCCAACAGGATTTGGAACTTTTTCTAGTTCATCTTTCTTTTTTTCTGCTTGCGCACCATCCCATACATGTTTTGGTACAATGAGTTTTGGTTTAGTCATCTTCTAGCTCCGTTTTCTTAAGCAGGTCCGTGAGTTCCTGTTCTTCTTGTTTTAATGCTGCTAATTTACCTGTTAAGTATTTATAGTCCGCCCAGTCTTTAGCAAGCCCATTTAGTATAGACTCTTCTACTTGCTGTTGTCTAGCAATTAAATCTTTTTTATATGCTGTAAAGAAATTTTCTAACCGCATGATTTCATAAGGTCAGCTAATTTTTTGCAGCGATTTGGAGTTTGTTTATTCCATCTTGAGTCAAGCATTTCATAACTTGCACCTATAAAATTAGCTTCCTGCAGGCATTTCCACATGTTTTTAAACTTAGACACGCCTGATTGTCCAAGTTGAAAGCACATCTCCGATAAGACATGTTGAACTGTTTCTGGTAAATCATCTATACCATTTTGAGTCATTAATTGTTTTGCTTGAGCTATTGCTCTACTTAAATCTTTATCAAATACCGTTTGTAATTCTTCTTCGGTGTATTCTTTATCAGCAACAAAATTATCTGCTGCGACAACCTTATGACCCCACCCAATGGTATCGAATCCTTCGGTATCTTGATATATTTTGTTTCTAAAACCTTCACTTAATTTTACTGATTTAGATAATTCTTCGTAACTCATTTACCCTTTATAACTTTCTTTACTTTTGTTTTTTCATTTTTTTTTAAACATACCTATAGCACTAGATCCCGCCTTAATGCCGAAGCTCGCAGAAATCGCAATGTATAATAAATTATGATAATACGAAGGCAAATCCTGAAGTGCTAGGAAGCCTTTATGAACGTGATCTTGTAAAGGCGTGAAGACTAAAACGGCTGGAAGTAATAGAACAATAAGTGCTACCTCATCTTTCCAGCTTCCTTTCATTTGGTCAACTGCACTTTGCTCCCATGCAACTTTACCAGCGATCTGATCTTCTTTAAGTTTCTGCGTTGCTTTAATAGTTGTAAGTTTTAATTCTTGTTTTGCTTTTTTAGTTTCTACAAAACCCTTGACGCCATCTGCGACGACGCCAAGTAAGGGCTTTGCTAATAATTGCCAAACCATTAAGTTAGATTGCTCCTATGATTACGATTACGATGATAGCTACTATAGCAGCTTTTATCCAATCCTTCATTTTCCAGTCAGACCATTCTTTTAAATGATCGACTAAGTCTCTTAGTAAGTTCATAGAACCTCCTTTTTTCTAAAAGGTTTTATTACTTTACACCCTTAAAAGCAACTTTTTTGATTTGAACGTTGCTTGTCTGCCCTTTTGGACCAGCACCTTTGTTTTGTTTTTCAACAAAAGGTGAGTACACAATAGCTGCATCGGATGAAACTTTCAAATTAGGAAAAGGGTTAGTTTGTTTAACCACTTCTACTTTTGTTTTTTTAAAATTCATTAATAACCTCTCTTTGCAATGCCAAAACCACGAATGGCAATTCTTTTCTTTATACCAGATTTCTTTTTAACCTCGCCACCTTTTTTATATTTGCTAGCTAAATCTTTGTCTATTTTTTGTTGAACTTCTTCTGGTAGTTTAGAAAAACCTTTGAATTTGTTTGGAACTTCTCCATCAGTTTTTGCATCACCACCCTCGTTAAATTTTTTTACAACTCCACCATCTTTTTTACCCATTGGATTAGCTTTATTTTTAGCTCTTATTCTTCTTAATTTTTCAGCAAGCATGATTGCTTTATCTTGATCGGACATTGTTTTTTTAGGATTTTCTTGATCAAATTCCATGGCAAAAACTCTGCTTACCATTTCAGCTATATCATCAAATGAGGTTTTTTCCATTGCCTTACTGACAGCATCAGGATCTGCCATGTTTAGCAGTTTAATTTCTGCTTTATTTAAGTTACCTTTAATTTTGCTTAAATCCGTTTTTTCATTCATGACTAATGTATAGTAGGTTTTAGTAGATTTAGCAAGTCCCTAGAGTTGTGATTCATAATTTCATCATATTCTTTCTCTGAAAGGTTATCATGATAAAGCATTTTAGCTACTGCCATCATGGCACCTGCTAAAAGCACATGATCTTCAGACGAATTAGTGTTTTTATCCGCCATTTTCATTAAAGAATTAAAATAATTGCTTATTTTTTCTGTTGGAGTCATCATAATATAAATATTAGACTGATAATTTGATTTTACAACTTACTTTTTACGTTTTTTTGTAATTCCTGCCTGATTTAAAGCAATAGCAAGCGCTTGTTTACGATTTGTTACCTTTTTTTTCGATTTTCCTATGTTTAATTTCTTTTTTTTAAACTCTTTCATGACTTTACTAACCTTTTTTTCAGCAACACCACCTTTTTTTAATCCTTGTGCACGTAATCGTGCTGTAGCTTCTGTCAAACCTCCACCTTTAAACCCTTTTATTGATGTAAACTGCGGAACCCTAACCCCTGCCTTTAAAAGTTTTCTAATATCTTTTGGATCTATTGATTTTTTGTTAGCTTTTAGTTGTCTTCTAAGTTTTCTTATCTCTGCTGCTGATAATTTCATAATTTATGACCCCCTGTTTTTTGCCATATTAACATTTGCTCTTAATTGAGCAATCGCTTCCTGCGAATCAATTTTATCTTTAGCTAAATCCTCTGTTTGATTTACTTTTTGTTTTTCTAAGTCTAGTCTTTCTTGATCATTTATGGCTCTTCTATTTATTTCGGCTTCTTGTATATCAAGATCACGTTTTTTAAGATCTAGTAGTGGATCTGTTTGATTAGATTCTAAGTATTCTTGTTCTTCTGCTACCATTTCTTCTGTTTTTTGTGCAACTAAAGCAGCAATTTCTTTTTCATTTTGAATTTGGAATTGTTGAGCTAGCTCTGGCGGTATTTGACCACCAAACTTTTCAGCTTGTTCTTGTATTATTGGAGCATTTTTCATTTCGATTTCTTCTCTTGCCGCTTGTGAAATATGCTCGGATACATGAGACTGTAAAATGATTAATACTTGTGGATTATTTTTTACTAAAAACGATGACATGAATGCTCGGTGAGCATTGATATGAGCTGTGTGATCTTGACCAGGGAAAACTCTTAGTGTTTGACCACGCAAGGATAGCGAATTTTCTTGTCCAGGGTCCGTGGGCCTTGGTTCTTGAGGCGCAGGTAAAATAGTATCGATACCATCAACACCTAACGCCATATACATTCTACGATATGCTTCGTAAATGTTATGTATTTCTGGATTAGATTGAGCTAATTGTAATTGTGTTTGAGCCAACGAAATACGTTGAGTCATAGAAAAAATATTTGGATCACTTACAGGTATTACATCTACACGTTCATCAAAATCTAAAACTTTAATTTGTCTATTACCACCACGAACAGAGTATGGATAACTTGGTGGTAAGTATTCTGAGAACACTCTTGCTAATATTTTAAACTCGATATGTTGTGCATAATACAATCTTTTGTGTATGCTTGACATGACCCGTGAACCACGTTCCAATAATGCCATAGTTGTACCGACAGGATTTGCTTGTGAACCTTCACCAATCTTTTGATCAGCAATAGAAGCGAACTCTCTACCACTTTGTACGACAAATCCTAATAGTTGAAATAATGTTGCATCAGGACCCTTATAAGGTAGTGGCATTAATCCTTCTCGTATAGCACCTCCTGGTGCATCAACGTCTCTAAATTCACCTGGCTGTAATGGTTGATCATCATCCCTGATACGTAAACCACGTGCCTTGAACCCTGCAGGTAAATTAGATAATGTTCCTGCATCAATTAGTTGACGTAATGCTGCTGTAGCAGTTCGAGATAAACCACCTAACATGTGTATTAAACCAAAGCCATAAAACCCAAGCCCGGGGAGGAATTTAAAGTGAACAAAATATGATATTTTTTGTTTGCTTGGGTCTGTTGGCTTATAGTTTCTGTACACTGACAGAACTTCACCTGAGTTTTCGTCAATCGTAATAATGTAAGGTAATTTTATACCTGTTTGATTACCAGTTTGATCAACATCCTCAAAACCTTCTATATCGCATTCAGCGTGAAACTCTATTAAATTAAATTCATAATCATCATAACTGTTTTCTACTCCTTCAAGATTATTCATTTTTTCTTGTACAGGAGACTCTTCGGAAATACCTGGTTTTAATTCAATGTCTCTATAAAAACCTGATACCTGTTTTTTTCGTAAATCATTTTCTGACATTTTTAAAACGTGTGCAATTCTTTCTGCACTTTGTAAATCAGTAGCATTGTAAGGCACTACTAATAAATCACTTGGAATAAACTTTGATACAGCTCTATTTAAACTTGCATCATAATAAACTTTTTTAAACGCAGATCCTGCTAAAGGTAAATGAAATAAAAGTTGATCCATTTCAGGATCATATTCTTGCATCACATTTGTGATTTGATAATTCATAAAATCTTTAACACGTTCTGCTTGCTGTTCTTTATCAGGAGACGCTTCTCCAACAATACTTACATCTACAGGACCTTTAGCTGGTAACATTTCTCTATAAGCATGAGCTTGAAATTGTGTAACAGACTCAGCTAATAGTGGATGAGTTACACCACTTGCTCCTTGAAACGGTTGAGATCTTTCATCATACTTAAACCCAAGTAAATCTAATCCCTTTGCATAGCCTTCTTCCCATTCTTTACGAGAAGATTTATCATCTTCAAAGTCTCCTAAAAGTTTATTTGATATTCTTTTAAGTTCATCTTCAGAAATAAAATCTGCTAAATTAGAATAAAAATCCATTTGTGGTGGTTGTTGTGGTGCATTTAATATTGCTCCACCATCATCTGTCATTACGACATCTATCGGTTGTTCATCACCTACATCTACTGTTACTTCTTCTGCTTCAATTGGTGCAGAAGTCGGATCTAACCTTTTATCAACTGCCATTAGTTCATCCTATTCATTAAAAGATTCATCAGCATATTTTCTCCTTGTACCATTTTTTGTGCGGCAGGTTCAATAACTTCTTCTTCAACAAAA